AACAGAAGAACAAGCAAAATCATACAGATTAGCCGACAACAAACTGAACGAATCAGAATGGGATATGAAACTGGCGATAGAAGAACTCAAAGAGATGAGCGAAGAAATGCAGAAACTCACAGGCTTTGACATCGACCTCCTCATAGAATCTGACGAAAAGGATGACGAGATACCAGAGAATGTTCCAACAGTGGCAAAATTAGGCGATTTGTGGCAGTTAGGAAGACACAGGCTACTATGTGGAGATGCAACCAAGATTGAGGACGTAGAGAGGCTTATGGACGGCAAGAAGGCAGATATGGTGTTCACTGACCCGCCTTACGAATTAGACACAAAAGGAGGAGGAGTTTTTAAAGATTCGAAGTCGATGAAAGGAATAAGGGATTTGGGAATTGATAAATTTTCTCCTGATTCATTAGTAAGCATGGCGAAGACAGAAGTATTCTGTTGCAATAAGCCGTTGGTGAAGAAATATTTGGATTTAGCCGAAAGTTGGAGTAAACCATTTGACATTTGTTTCTATAAGAAGAAACATACAGCTACTAATTATGGTCGGCATATGATGACTGATACTGAATACCTCATATTGGTTGGAGAACAAGCTCCGAATAAAGGACTACCAAAAGAAACATATTCCAAATGCTTTATAGGAGAAAAGGATTTAGATAACAAAACATCATGGAGTAAGCCTATTGCATTGATAGAAAAATTTTTAATGCTTTATAGTAAACAAGAGGAAATAATTGTGGACACATTTTTAGGAACTGGCTCAACACTTATAGCGTGTGAAAAGAATGGAAGAAATTGCTATGGAATGGAATTAGACGAACACTATAGCGACGTAATTATAAAAAGATGGGAAGACTACACAGGACTTAAAGCAGAAAAAATATGAGTGAAAATGTTGAAACAACAACGAAAAAACAACTAGGAGGAATAACTGGCAAGGGATTTGTTCCAGGTCGATCAGGAAATCCGGCAGGGAGACCCAAGGGAAGTTTCAGCTTAGTTGAAATGATTAAGAAAAAACTCCAAGAGATACCAGAAGGAAAAGACAAGACTTACGCTGAATACTTTGTAGAACAGATTATGAAGAAAAGCGTGATTGAAGGCGATACATCAATGATGAAGGATATGATAAACCGAGTTGATGGAATGCCTAGACAAAACATAGGGTTAGATGGCGGAGCAGAAGGTCTACCAATAAACATATTGAATAATGTACTCAGTAACGACATCAACGAAAAAGATAATAAGCCTCAAACAGAAGATTAGAGCAGTGGCAGGTGGTACATCAGCCAGTAAGACCATTAGTATTCTGTTGTATCTGATTGATAAGGCACAAAGGGATAAAGTACCAACTCTCACCTCTGTGGTATCAGAATCAATCCCACATCTGAAGAGAGGAGCTATCAGAGATTTCAAGAATATACTCAAAGAGCATAAGTATTGGAATGAGAGTAGATGGTCAGCAACAGATAGCATTTACACATTCGAGACAGGAAGCAAGATAGAGTTCTTTTCAGCAGATAATCCAGACAAGCTCAGAGGAGGAAGAAGGGATAGATTATTCCTGAACGAAGCTAACAATATGAGCCTCGATGTGTTCGACCAGTTAGAGGTCAGAACGAAAGAGTTTGTATTCTTGGACTGGAATCCAACAAATGAGTTTTGGTTTTATACGGATATTCTAGGTAAGAGAGAAGATTTAGATTTTATCACCCTTACTTATAAAGATAATGAAGCACTGAGTAGAGAAATTATCGAAAGTATTGAATCGAGAAAGAACAGAAAAAGCTGGTGGCAAGTATACGGACTCGGACAGCTCGGAGAAGTAGAAGGTAAAATATACAAAGATTGGCAGATAATAGATGACATCCCACACGAAGCAAGGTTAGAAAGATATGGATTAGACTTCGGTTACAGTAATGACCCAACAGCGATTTGTGCAATTTATAGATATAACGGAGGCTTTATAATAGATGAGGTAGCTTTCCAAAAAGGACTTTCCAATAAACAAATAGCAGACATTTTGAACAACAAAGATAAAGCCTTAGTGATTGCAGATAGTGCTGAGCCTAAGAGTATCGATGAAATATCAAGTTATGGAGTTTTGATACAGGGAGCGACAAAAGGACAAGGATCAGTTAGTCAAGGAATACAATTCGTACAATCTCAGAGAATTAGTTTGACCAAGAGAAGCACCAACTACATCAAGGCTTATAGAAACTATTTATGGAAAACAGATAGAGACGGAAAAATATTGAATGAGCCTGATCACTTCTTATCAGACGCGATGGACTCAATACGCTACGGACTAAGCTCATATCATCCTATTATCGAAAAAAGACCAATGTACTCCGTTAAACAACAAAATTATGCCTGATGCAAAAGAACAAAAAGATTATATCAAAGAGATAGAGAGCTTCATCAATGAGTATGAACAGGGTAATATAGAAGTTTCTCCTGGTGTTTCTTATTCAATGCGTGCAGTCAATGAAGAAAGTTATCGTCTATACAACGCACAATTTGCTACAGGTAAGATTGAACCTAGTGGATTTATACGAGCATTTATGAGAAAAGCCTGGGTTATATACAGGACGCTTGTTATGAACTCAGACATCGACCTTAAGAACATGAACATCCGTTCTCTGAATGGAGTGAAGGTCAGACTTGCGGCACTTATAAAAATGGCTTTTGTATCTCATCTTTCTAGGAATATGTTCGGTGAGTTCATCGATAAAGTAATGGGTGAGATGTGCTGGTTTGGTACTTCTATTGTAAAAAGATTTGACGGAACAGTTGATACTGTTGATTTGCGAAATTATATAACCGAGCCAAATATACAAAATCCGCAAGAAAGACGTCACCTTGAAATGTGCCATTATTCTTACGACAAGATGCTGAGCTACAAAAAAGACTGGGGAAACAAGTGGGAAGAAGTAGAGGAAGTGTGGGAAAAAATGCAAAAAGAAGGAGAAAGCCAGTTTAAAGTATTGGAGTTTTGGACATTCAATAATGAAGGAAGAAAGATTTGCGTGAAGGCTCTTGACAATACTATCACCGAGAAAGAACACGCAGAAACAGCGAGCGAATGGTCTCCATATATACAGCTTGATGTGTTTGTAACGCCATACAAGAAGAAACGAAATTCAAAAAGACTTCAGAAGACTCTAGGAGTATACGAAGATATGTTTCCTTATGAACAGTTTGACCTTTTCCGAGTATTCGGAAGACAGCAAGCATTTGGAGTCGGAGAGTTGCTTTCAGACATCTCAATCGTGTATAATACTGTTTTTAATACGACAATAAAAAATGTACAAAAGGCTTCAATGGGTGTACATATACATAACGCTGTAGCAGGTGTCAGTGGAATGAGTGAGCTCTTACAAGAGAACATAGCGAACCTTTTAGAGGGTGGTGTTATATCACTCGCACCAGGAGAGTCTATTAACAATTTTCCTTGGGATGCTAAGATACAGGACTTTGATATGATGGAAAATAAGCTCTATGAGCTTATGAGGCAGATTATAGGAATAACAGCACAAGGGACTGGCGAAGAAGTACCAGCTTCTACGAGTGCCACTCAGGCTTCAATCAATCAACAAAATGCGAATACTGTTTATGACTTCGTAAGAGAGAGAATGCACCATGGAATGAAGAAGTTATTTAATAACGGATACGCCGAAGACATTTGGGATGAGATTGATGAGAACGAACTCACTGCTATTGTAGGATATCCGACACAACTACAAGAAATGGATAATTTCTACATGGATAACGCTATGAACAAGTGGGCGTTGGATGTAAAAGAAGTAAGTGGTGTATATCCGAGTAAAGAAGAGTTTATCTCTAATAGAGAAAAAATACGTCAAGAACTTCTTTCTCAGAAAGATATGCGTTTCCCAGAAATAAAGAAAAGCATCGCAAAAGGTATGGATACAATGTTTGAATTTGACCTGACACAAGAAGCATTTGATAATAAAGGTCGTTTTGACGCTCTAACGGCATTGAAAAACGATCAGACATCAACTAAGAGTAAAGCGAAAATAGAAGATGAAATATTATTGATGCAAGGACTCAATCCAAGACAATTTGATAAATCTCAAGAAGAATTATTACAAGAGCAAGCAGTATCTCAGGCACAAGATACACAGGCACAGGAAGAATTAGCACCACCTTCACCATTAACTGCATAAAATATGAAATCAGTATTTTATTCAAAAGATAAAGCTGAAGAACAAAAGGTAAAGAAAACAGAATCACTTATTGAACAAGAGAGAAGGAATATTTATTTTCAAAGACTCAAGAAAGATAGGGCTTTTAGAAAATATATACTCGAAGATATTATAGACAATGAAATACAAATCAACAAAGATATCTCCAGCTCACTTGCTTCTTTCATAACAGCAACTCCTGAAGAGGTGAAAAGTATCATAGTAGGAAAATCAGGAGCATTGAAATCAGCAGAAAACATTAAAAATAGAATAGTGATGAACTTTTGAGGTTCATCGTTCAGTCCATTATGTGAAAGCGTTTAAGTTTTCGTGGATTGATAGTAAACCTCAAATATATGTCTATCGAAGACCTAAATCAGGAGGAGGAAGTTGAAAAAACTAACCCTACTACTGAAAGCGAATCAGATGACGCATCAGAGCTTAAAGACCTCTTTGCTGATGAATCGCAAGACGAAGAAGCAGATGATGTCGAAGCCTTGAAGAAAGAAATCAAAGACCTTAAAAAAGGGTTGAGTAAGTTTTTTTCTGAACAAGGAAGAAAAGCAAAGCAAGTGGAAGAGCCAGGGAAAAAAGCCGAAACCAAAACTGTACAAACAGATGACGTAAGCGAACTCTTCTTTACTCAAGTTCCACAAGCCGAAGCAGTGCAAGAAGACTTAAGGAAAATAGCCGATAAATTATATAACGGATCTATTCTAAAAGCTTGGAAAGGCGAAAGCTGGATACAAGATAAGGCGAAAGCACTGACTGATGAAAAAGCTGAAGATGAGGCGAACAAAAGTAAAATAGCAAAACCGTCTAATGGTAGTTTCAAATCTGGTAATAAATTTGAGAACGTCAAATCTCAAGAAGACATAGAAAGTATGTCATCTAAACAGAGAGCTGACTTCCTTAAATATCAAGCAGAAAAAGGAAACTAGCGGTAGCGAATAAATAAAGTTATGGCAAATACATTATCAGCCTTTAACCCAACTATGATGGCTGGAAGTATCCAGGACATCTTGGACAAGGCACACGTTGGTCGCAGTCTCTGTTCTTTCGGTCTTGAGTCTTCTCTCACTAAAGGAACAACCGTACAGCGTCCATATATTGGAAACCTCGTAGCTAATGACTACGTTGATGCATCAGGAACGACTGAACAAGCTCTCGCACCAACACAAGAAACACTCGTAGTGAACAAAGAAAAGGAAGTAGACTTCTACGTTTCACGAGCTGATTTGATTCAGAACAAGTTTTCGACATCAGCTATCTATACAAAAAGAGCTGCATACGCACTCAAAGATGTAATGGATACTGATATCCTCGCAGAAATCGCCAATGCCTCTACAGCAGTAACTAAAGCAGATTTGGTCGCTGGTGGTACAGGAGATATCGTAGTAACGACATCGAATGTTATCGAAGTGTTCGCAGTAGCGTATCAGAAGCTCGCAGAACTCAATGTAGTTGATGAAGGAGATTTGGTAGCAGTTGTTACCCCTGCAATCTTCTCTGTCATTCAGCAAAAAGCTACAGGAGTAGGCTTCAACACTGCAGACAAAGTTATTAACAACGGTAAAGTTGGTTCTTGGATGAACTTCGAGATTGTTGTTTCTAACAATGTTTACACAGAAACAAGCACAAAACATCTCGTATTCGCAAAGAAAGGTTGTATTGACCTCGTCGTACAATCTGAGCCATACGTTGCTGAACAGGTAGTAAAAGGACGAACAGGTATGAACTACTTGGTAACCGACCTTTACGGAATCAAGACCTTCAATACTGGTAAAGACCAGATGGTTGATGTTCAAACAACATTCTAAAGCTTTATGGTGCTGTAATGGCAACCTAAAACAGGCTTAAAGGGGGCTTGGCTTAAGACGAGCCTCCGAATAAGCTAAAAATATGAAAAAGATACTCTGTTTGCATGAAAATTATAATGCAGTAAACACTTACAGACTGCATAGGTTTCTTGATACTGTAAAAAATAAAGTAACGAAAAAATCATATCTCAATAAAAAAAGAAGAACAGTAGGGGATATATCGAAAAGTCTTCTGTCAAAAGGTGAGATATGGATTGCTAAATACCTTCCAAATAATCCGAACCATAATGCAAACTTCATCGCTACACTTATCAGTGCGAAGAGAATAGCTAGTACGATCAAAAAAGTAAAACTTGTAGTTGATTTTGATGATGATATATGGTCAATCCCTATAAGCAATCCTACATTCTGGCATTTCAAAGAAAACATCGGATCATTATCATACCTTGCACAAGAAGCCGATGTAGTGACTTGTTCAACACAACCGCTCGCTAACGTTCTTAAAAAATATAACAAGAATGTAAAAGTTATTAAAAATGTTATAGACCCAAAAGACTGGACGATTAAAAAGAAAAAGAATAGAAAAGTAAGAATTGGTTGGATATTTTCGATTACTCATATAGGAGATATAAAAGCAGTAGAGCAAGCACTTACAGAAATAATGGAAGAATACAAAGATAGAGTAGAGTTTATACTTATGGGAGGAGCAAATGGTTTGTTTCCGTTCGATTATAAGTTTACAAATGGAGTCCACTACTGCGACTATTCTAAAACATTGCAAAAAGTAAATCTTGACATATCTATATGCCCTCTTGCTAATAATACTTTCAATGAGTCAAAATCAAATATAAAGTGGTTGGAAAGCTCAATGGCTGGAGCAGTGGTAGTAGCGAGTAAAGTATACCCATACGAACATTCAATAAAGAACGGTAAGACAGGATTCGTCTGTGGGAGTAAAAACCAATGGAAAAACGCTTTAAAAAAACTTATAGAGAGTGAAGAATTAAGAAAGACAATAGTTAAAAATGCACAAGAAGAAATACTCAAGAATTACAATATAGAAAACGAGAAAGAAGAATATCAAAAGTTTATCGACACTCTATGAAAATACTTCTCTATACAGCTATAACAGGCGGTTATGAACAACCGAGAGAAGATATTAAGGTATATTCTGAAGAGATAATGAAAGACCCGAAGAAAAGCTCTCTATTCTATAAATCCCTCACTCCTGACTTTGACAAATATGATTACTCGATTTGGATGGACGGTAATACAACGCTAAAAGTAGACCCTGAATACCTGATAGACAAGTACCTCAAAAATGCCTCCATAGCAGTTTTAAGACACCCAGATAGAGATTGTATCTATGAAGAGGCTAAAACATGTCAGAAGCTAAAATTAGACTCAATTAGAACGATTGAAGAACAGATGACAAGATACCGAGAAGCTAAGTATCCGGAGAATAATGGATTGTCCTGTACAACGTACATTTTACGAAGGCATACTGGAAGAGTAAAAGAATTCAATGAAAAATGGTGGGCTGAAATATGCAAAGGAAGTAGAAGAGATCAACTCAGTTTCGATTACGCTCTATGGGAGCTAGGAATAAAGCCTAAATGGTTCGATGTTTATCACTTTGATAGTCATAAAATAAATCCATATTTTAATTATACAAAACATAATGAAATTCCAAGACAGTAAATTAGCACATAAGTATCTTGATACCCTATGGGGAGTAGAAATTGGCGGTAGTGCTCATAATCCGTTCAATCTTCCTCACTGTCTCAATGTAGACTATACAAATGAACATACTGTTTTCTCGAAAGGGTCTGAAATACTGTGTAACGAGATAATGAAGGTGGATATTATCGCTAATGGGGATGAATTGCCTTTCA